GACGCTTCATGGCCGCTTTGGCATTGCTGTCAACTACTTCACGTGCTTGATCAACGCTCATGCCAGTGGTGGCTTCGGTGTTGCCTTTGAATCTAACTATACCTGAATTTGGTTCCAGTGGTTCGAGCAAGTTGCTCAATGGTTCACGGCTGATCATGTCACCTAGGTTCTGTTCAGTTACGTTAACGCCCATTGACTGTGCCAAGTCAACGAATGCTGCTTGGCTAATTTGTTTTGAGGCAGCTTCGTCCTCGGCTCTGTCGCTGAGAAACTGACTCAGCGCCGCTAGTTTAAGGGCACTGTTGGCAGACTCGTCAAACTCACGCAGACGCATTATCTGCGCTCGCGACCTAGGCCAGTTTTAACAGGCTCTTCAAGATCTGCTTCGGCATCAGCAGCCAGTGCATCTAATTCTGCGCCCGGCTCTGGAGGCATCTCGGCACCGGCATCCATTGGCGGCATTTCTGCACCAACGTCAGGAGCCACTTCGCCCGGGACCACAGGTGCTTGACCTGTCACTGTGCCCATAGCAGTTTCTAATTGAATCTTGGATTGCTGTAGGTTCTGTACCATTCCGCCCAAGGCGGCTGTGGCATCAGCGTTGAATTTTGTAGCTTGGTCGTACCCAATTTCGTTACGGATCTGGTCAACCAATGCTGGCAAATCTTTGAACTGTATAGAAGTAACTTGTTCAATCATGCGCTGAACTTGATCAACCATGTCTTGACTGGCCAAGATAACCTGTGCTTGTTGTACTTCGCTCTCGGCCAAGCGACGTCCTGTTTTACGACGACTTTCAGCTGCCATTGCGGCAGACAAGGCAGCGCCTTGTACCATCTTTTGTTCGTCTGGTGACAGTGTTTGACCGGCAGCACTCTTGGTCATTGCGGCTTTGAGTTTAGGATCAGAAATTTTACTTATAGCCTGTTTTGTTTTAACAGGATCCGGTTGTCCCAATGCGTCGGCACCTGCGGCTGGCGGAATTTCTTCTTTGAGTTTTTTAGTTAAAACTTGTTCAAGCATTACTAGTTTTAAGTATGCCGAATCCTGTTCGCTCTTATGGAATGCAGGTGTGCGTCGATGCTCACCCAGTAAGCCACGCACCCGGCCTAACATAGCATGTGCTTGACGCTTTGAAATTGATTCAAAGGTAATGCTTTTACCAAAGTAACTTTCAAATACTTTAGCGACTTGTTTTGTTTGCGGCAGCACGGCCAATTCTTGCAGTTTCATTATCGAATCCTCGTTGTTGATAATATTTAGCCCAATTCACACATTTGGCTAATCTATTTTCTATTTCTTTTTTCTTTAAAATCTTGTTTTCTAACTTGGTCAGAATGATTTCACGTTGATCGGCATTTTTAGTACGGTCGCCAATGGCGGCTCTAGTGTTGATATCCACGGTTAAATGGTGTAAGCTGTTGTCTAACTGCATTAAATCGCGAGCTACATTGTACTGCTTAAACTTATCAGCAATGCACCAACTCAATGCTGATTTAGTAGTGTGAAAAACACCAACATCAGTCAACGCACAGTGTACTCTATAACCCAGACTTTCTTTCACAATGCTGTATCGACCAAACACTGTGTAATCGCCATCGGAATTTTTCCAGATACTGTTGTGTTCTAGAGTGGGGAATTCTTTAAGTAGTTCTCGGGAAATTTCTTTATCTATTTTCATTTAAAAACATAAGTTACAAGCAGCCAGCCAATGACGCCGGCCATTGTTCCCATTGTGCCCAGACCCCATGAAATCAGTTGATCGTTACGTTTGGCAGCCATGTCTCTGACCATATCACGTATCTGTGCAACCATCTGTTCCAAGCTGGCAATTTTAGAGTCTACGTTATCTAAACGCAGTTCTAATTGACTATAACGTTCCGCACACAGTTCTACGTGTGCTTCTAGACTTTTTTTCTCAATAGCAGTGGTATCAACCATGTTGGGTCTCCAATGCATTATTTATGGCGATCGGAGCGAACCATATGTTCTGTTGGTGGCCGTGCGTAACCAACACAGAAGACATTTCAGGTCTATTGTCTAGACCTAACAACATGGGCACACCTTCTGCATCTGCACGTAGCACAGCGGTTAAATCATCATCAGTTCCGTAAATGTTATCAGTTTCTGTTTCAAATTCAAACATCCAAGCACGATTTAATCGGTCCACCATGGGTTCTTGTATGCGGAACAACTGTGTACGTAGTCCCAGTATTTGTGTGAGTGTTTCCCAGTTGCGCTGTTGATTTCTAGCACGACCCCAGTCCAACTCGTCGGTTATTACATTGCCTGCATGATCGCGGAACGGAACACGAGCAGGTTTATAATGTCCAGTAACTCCTGTAGCAGTTATGTCAAAGAAAGTTTGTACTACAAATCTCATGAGTTCTTTTTGCTTAGTTCGTACAGCACTTCGACTTTGTTGCACAATTCATTCAGTGCCACATTGTTGTGACGTGATTCAAATATTTCTGCCCAGCGACGTTTGTTTTCAAGATCTTCAAGTTCTTGTTTTAGTTTGGGGTCTTGATAGTGCAAGGATCTTGCGCTACTTCCGGGTTGGCGAGCATACACTGTGCGGCCACCATCGGGGCTTTCAAATATTGTTACTTCAGTTATTTTGCTCACCATCATGATGGAGTATTTAACGTCAAAAGAAAACCCTGGGTTTATTCCAGGGTTTTTGCGTCAAAAACTATTTAGATTAGTTTGTGAATGTTGCTGTGGCAGCTGTAGTAACAGCGTAGCCTAGTGAAGCAGTCAATGCCGCATCTAGATCGCCGGCATTGGTGTAATCCCATGCACCAGTTGGGTATGTAGCCAAGGCCAATGTAGCTTGGTTAGAACCCACTGTTGTGAATTCATACATAGCGATTGTGCATTTAGTTTGAATAGTCAAGAATGCAATGCCCAATGAAGTAGCACTTACAGTAGCGTTACCAGTGAAAGTAACTGTACCGAAGTCTAACTTAGGACCTGCAACGTTAACTGTTGCGCCACTGGTCACTGTGTTAGCACCACTGTTCCAGCCTGCGCCAGGTGATGCGGGAACTGTGCCTGAGTCTTGATTAACAACTGGTTCGAAGTTGCCGTTTACTTGTGTAATATAAGCCATTTTTAAATCTCCTTAGTATATGGTCACGTTGGACCTGCAATTATTTATACAAGTTGACAAAAAATCAGGTTTAGGCTGTTTGATCTGGATTGTTTAGGGCACGATTCCCGGCGCTGAATCCAAATCGATTCACCAGTTTAGCACGGCCTGCAGGTGTGGCCAGCACCCAGCCTTCTTGTCCGGGCTGTTGGCGATCTAACTGTCCTAGCATTTCTGTTTTGATGTCGTTCAACAACAAGAATGCAGAGAATGCTGAAGTGATACCTGCCATGTTTGTGCGTGGACTTTGCAGGTATTCCACAATGTTGTTGAACTTGCGTGGTGTCACATTGGTTTTTAGCCAGTCTCCGAACCCGTGCAACAAGTTGTCGTAGTTGCTGGTGATTCTAGAATTGATGTAACGTTTGCACAACTGTGGCAAATCAGTAATGCCGGCAGCACGTAGGTCAGCAGGGTTGAACAAGCTGTCAATGGCAGCACCTTGTGTGGATACAATCTGACTCAGCTGTTTGACCAGCCCGGCATTTAATTCAACATTACGAATGTCTTTGACACTGGGCTCAATCAACAACAGGCCAGGAACTTCGTTCAGTGTGACCTGCTTGATTGCTTCAGGGGCGGCGTCAACATCACGATAACGTGTGTGTACAGCCACGCCCACTTCACTGCGGCCAATACGTTGTCCCAGCTTACTGCTGGCCGGAATCTTGTATTCAACAAAGTTTGGCTGGAACACATAAGCACCAGCCACTTCTGGAGGAGTGTTGGTGTACAGTAAATCACCCTGTACAAATCCACGCATGCTGTCAGGTACGGCAGCACGTAGTAGCGGAAACAACTTTTGATAAAGCCCAATTAACTCTGTACGATCTCCTGACCGCATGGCCATCATGCGGGCAATATGGTCTGGAGATGTGGCTAGGCCGTCATAGCCTTTGGCACCAAATCCACTTTTGTCTGTGAGCACAAATGTGCCGTCTGGCTTGCGGCCAAATATGATAGCAGGCTTGCCATCCCACTTGACTGTGGTTGTGCCGCGTGTGTCTTCGGCAGCATGTTGCATGATTTCAACTGCATCACGAATACCACGTGTGCCTTTTTCAAACACTAGATCTTCCAGGTGTTCAATACGTGCATCCTTAGCGCCTTCCACAATCACTGCCATGCCTTGATTCACAATACGATCACGCAGTCGAGCCAAAAAGTTCACTTCGTTATATTCTTTGTATAAGGGTTCTTCACTTTCCATGAAAGGCACGCCAATCTTGGCAAAGTGCTCACGTGCGTCTGCCAGCTTGGCATCACGCTTGGCGTCGCCTTCCAGTGCGGCCACAATGGTTTCTACACTGTGCAGGTCTTTGCTGGTGGCTTGTTTATTCAACAACAGCTTGGCAATCTTGTCTGGATCATCCGTGATAACCTTGTTGGTGGCACGGTCAGCAATGCCTGCAGTTTGATTTAGTTTGTAACCCATGCTTTTGGCAATGCTGTTCAACAGTACATTACGTGCTGATCCACTGTATTCGCTGTCGGCTGCGGCACTGAGTGCAAACTTAGAAAATGGCACATTGGTCAAGAACATAAAGTCTGTTTGCACGTAACCCGAATTGGGATTGCCTTTAATTGGAGTTTTAAAGTGTACGCTGATGCCGGACTTTTTGATGTAATCTTCTGGTTTGAATCCGTGACTTTGGGCCCATTGTGTCAGCCGTGTAGACAACTGTTCTTTGCTGACTTGATTGGCATCCACTGCTAAATCCAAGTCGCCACTCGTGGGTTTTCTACCTGTGGAGCCTAATGTGTTGTTTTGTAGATCCAGGCCCGGCAACATTAGATCAAGCCAGGCCAAAGTAGGAGCAACATCTGCTTGGTTAATACGTTGTGTTAATATGCGGCCACTTGCATCTTTAAAAACATTGCCGCCTTCTTTTAATATCATGATACGTTATATCCCATCAATTGCAACATGCCATCGATTGCGTCATCGCCTGTGGCAGATAAGTTGCCGTTGCCTGTGGCTTTCTGTATAATTGGGCCTGCTTTTGTCAATGCGTCTAGAGACAACCCGGCGTCTTTCATCAAAGCATTCACATCAATGGGCTGAGCCTGATTAGTGGCATTAGTCTGCCCGGCGGCTGGATTTGTAGCATTAGACTGTGCGTTGCCTTGTTGTCCATATGCAGGTGCCTGTGTTGTTGAGGCTGCCACTTTATTTTCTGACGCTACAAGTTGCAGAGCAGCCATAGCAGTTAAGATATAATTTTTAACTGCTTCTTTAGTTTTTGCAGAATCACCTTGGGCACCTAACACTTCTTGCTTGGCTGCATCTAGTTGTGGTTTTAATTTGGATTTTTCAGCGTCTGCCAATCCAAGAGTACGATAGGTAGTCGAATCTCGCATGGCAGTCTTTTGATTCGCCCACTTTAAAAAGTCTGTGACATATTGCGGATTAGCAGGTGCTTGCTGTTGTGCAGGTGCTTGCTGTTGTGCAGGTGCTTGCTGTTGTGCAGGCGTGGTGCCTGGCTTCATTGTAGTAGTTGTTTTTCCATAACCAGATGGACCAGCAAAGTTTGCTGTCTTGGCAGCAGGTGCTGGTGCAGGCTTTTGTTGCCCCATGCCCGGTAACTTGTTTACATTACCAGCGTTAAATCCTTGAGCAGTGGCAGGTGCTGGTGCTGTTGTTTTGGCAGTAGGCTCAGGTGTTGCAGGTTGTTGTGCAGCCGGTGTCATGTATGGATTGGGACGACCAGTTTGGGTGGCAAGGTCTTGCTTTGCTTGTATCTGTTCTGTGTCTTCTTTTACTGCCATCTGAGCCTGTGCTGTCTGTGCGGCCTGTGCTTGTTTTGCTTGCCTAACATCAGCCGGTGTCTGTGCCGCAGTTTTTGCTGGGGCCGGT